ATGTCTTATACAACTTAACGGCTAATATAATACAACCTGCTGTAACTGCGTTCTTTAATACAGGTACACTAGATTACACACTTACTGCAAACATAACGCCAACAGGTACTTTTGCAACGAGTACCGCTAGTGACTTTGGTGGCGTGGATGCTAAGGCAAATATTACTACAGTAGGTACTAGCAGCAATACTGCAGTAAATGACTTTGCTGATGTAACAGGCTTAGCTAACGTAACACCCTCTAGTGCTACTGCTTTCCTTAGCATTTATATTGGTAACTTTGCAGATGAAGATGCTCAGGCTACCGCTTTCATACCTCCTGCTGTAGGTACTGCAAGTATAAAAGATGTTGACTTTTCTGCTGATTCACTTATAACTACAGGTAGTACGTCTGCTTTATTAAACGTATCTACATTAGATGCTTTAGGTGGAGCTAAAGCTACCTTCTCCGGTACATTAGCTAATCTATATAATAACTTATTAGATACTACTGTTGTAAAATTCCCATATGCAGACTATGCAGATCAGTATAACAGGGCTAATACTCTTTATATTGTCTCATACGAAGGCAGTAAGAAAGTACATGTAGTATCTGAAGACAGAACGGTTTATACAGAAAGTAAACAAGATAACAATATAGTTTACATAACAGAAGAAAACTATACCGTTTACATAGGTAAACAACAAGGAAGCAATACCGTCTATATTGCAGCGTAAGGAATAACTATGTCATATAAATGGCCCGATAAAGATAAAGATGAGATCGTAGATTACAGTGTAGACTGGTCACGGTTTCTTGGTAGTGATACTATTTCTTCAGCCCTATGGTTTATTAAAGATGCTGATGGTGTTAAGACACAGTTAGCAGATGCTGATGTAGTCAATGGGTTGCAGTTTGTTACAGGAACACAGACGCTATATGTAGCTACGGCACGGTTTTCTTTAGGCACAAATAATACTAGATACTTGATTACATGTCAGATCACTACGTCATCTGGTCTCCAGTATGAGCGCAGTATATTCCTACGTGTTAAGGAGAAATAATAATGGCCTATGATTACATAAGCTTAGTTAATGATGTTAACCGCCGCCTTAACGAAGTAGAGCTTAATACTGCTAACTTTTCTTCAGCTACAGGTTACTATAGCTTTGCTAAAGATTCTGTTAACGCAGCTATTAGACATATTGGTCAGGAAGAGTTTGAGTGGCCTTGGAACCACGTAGAAGAAACAGAAGTACTAGCTGTAGGTGAAGTTCGTTACAGTATGCCTTATGATAGTAAGACTATTAACATGAACACTTTTCGCATCAAACGTAATGCGACTCTTAATGTAGGTACTGTAAAGTTAAAAGTTTTATCTTATGAAGAATGGCTTGACAAGTTTGCTGATTCTGAGTATAACTCTACAACAAGTACATATGGTATTCCTGAGTATATAGTACGCACACCTAGTAGAGAACTTATCTTTTATCCTGCGCCTGATAAAGAGTATGAGGTAGTGTATGAATATTTTAGGACAGGCTTTGATTTAGAGGCCGCTGCAGACGTACCTACTCTTCCAGAACAATATCGCTATACCATTGTAGACGGTGCTATGTATTACGTTTACCAGTTCCGTGGCGACACCCAGGCTGCACAGTTATCCTTACAGAAGTTTGAGCAAGGCATTAAACAACTTCGTAGCTTACACATTAATCGCACTGAATACCTGCGAGATACAAGAGTACATTTCTAATGGCTACACAGTGGCAGACATTCCCTATTCAGTTTAGAGGTGGCCTCATCTCTAACCTCAGTCTTCTGCAGCAGGGTACAAATGCTGTGGGTTCTGCTACTATTTTGCAGAACTTTGAAGCTACCAGAGAGGGCGGCTACTCTAAAATAAAAGGCTATAATAAGTATAGTGACACAGAGGTTGCTGGTTCTGGTCCTGTTCTAGGATTAGCTGTTGTTGAGGCTGACCATGTAGTAGTGGCTAGAGAAAACAGCTCTAATGTAACAGAGTATTACTATGGAGCAGGGGGTGCTTGGACATCTTTAGGTGCTAGACCTTTATTAGGTAATAAGGTTCGTAATGTTATAGGCAACCTTGATGGTACTGAAAAGTTAATATTTGTTGATGGTGTTAACTACCCTGCTATATATAATACATATACCAACGCTTTTACCGCTGTTACTGGTTTGGCAGATGTGTTAGGTGCAGAACATACAGAGGTCTTTTCAGACACGGCTTGGTACGCTAAAGGAAATAAGTTATATTTTACAGCGCCTTTTACTTTGGATGACTTTTCTTCAGCTAAGGGTTCTGGTTTTATTAACATAACAGAAGATATTACTGGTCTTGTTGTCTTTCGTAATCAACTTATTATCTTTACTGCTAACAGCATTAAAAGACTTACAGGTAAAACGCAAGCTGACTTTGATTTAGCAAGTATTACAGATCGCATAGGCTGTATTAACGGTGACACTATTCAGGAAGTTGGTGGTGACATTATGTACCTTGCTCCTGATGGTATTAGGTTACTTAGCGCAACTGATCGTATTGGTGACTTTGCTTTGGACATTGCCTCTGATCCTATCACTAAAGATGCTAACACCTTTCTTAATAGCAGTTCTAACTTTACCTCTGTTCTTATCCGTGAGAAAGCACAATACCGTATCTTTGCATATATACCTGCTGAAAAGGATGAAGTTTCTAAGGGTTTGATAGCTACTAAATTCATAGCTCAGGGTGCATCTGGTATTAGCTGGTCTACTACTTTCGGAATAAAAGCTTACGTGGCTGATAGCCGTTACTCAGGAACAGAAGAAACTATTGTATTTGCCAATGCTGACGGTTACGTATATGTAATGGATAAAGGTAGTAGCTTTGACGGAGCAGAAATTGAGTCTATATATGAATCTCCTTATATGCCCATTTCAGACCCTCAGATACGGAAGTCCTTTTATAAGATAACTCTGTACGCTGAACCTAAAGGTGATATGGATATAGCATTTAATGTTAAGTATGATTTTGATGAAAGCGGGTCTACCACTACAATACAACCGCCTGCACAAAGTGTAAGTATTACAAGTGGCGGTGTATTTGCATTTGGATCCAGTAGGTCTGTGTTTGGTAATGTTATTAGTGCACCGGGTGTTCCTCAAGTGTCTGACCCTGGAGATGCTGCAAGGTTCGGTGGTAATATAAGTAAGGTGTACCCTAATAATATTATAGGTTCAGGTAAGACCATTTCAATACGTGTGGCAGATAGGTCTATAAACCCTACATTCACACTAGATGCTGCTCTTTTAGAGTACAGCCAAAATGATAGACAGTAAGGACTAAAACATGGCAGGTTATACACGTCAGGATACAGCAAACAACATTGCTAACGGTAACGTTATTGATGCAGATGACTTTGATGCAGAGTATGATGCTATTGAGTTAGCGTTTGCTAGTTCAGGAGGTCACACTCATGACGGCACTACTGGAGGCGGTAGCCCCATTACTAAGGTAGGGCCAGTACAAGATCTTGTTATCTCTGCAACAGCGCTTACGCCTAAAACTACTAACACCTTAGACTTAGGTACTAATGCCGTTCAATTTAAGAATGCTTGGTTTGATGGTACTGTAGATACAGATGCACTTACTGTGTCAGGCAGCAGTAATATTGGTGGTAATCTTGCTGTTACAGGTAGTACTACGCTATCTAGCACCCTTACAGCATCTACCGTGGATATTAATGGGGGTGCTATTGATGGTACTACTATTGGTTCCACCAGTCATACTACAGGTAAATTTACCACTCTACAGAGTACAGGACAAGCAACACTTGCTACAGTAGATATTAACGGTGGTAATATTGATGGGGCAGCTATAGGCTCTACTAGCCCTTCTTCTGGTGCATTTACTACAATAGACTCTTCAGGTGGTATTACAGGTAACGTAACGGGTACAGTATCCGATGTATCAAACCATGACACAGATGATATTGCTGAAGGTGCTACAAACTTATACTTTACAGATCAGAGAGCTAGAGATACCCTTTCTGCTAGTGGAAGTTTAAGTTATGATTCTCTTACAGGTGCTTTTACATACACTCAAGGTAATACAGATACAGTAGCTGAAGGTTCAACTAACCAGTACTTTACTACTGCTCGTGCTAGATCTTCTGTGTCAGCTACGGGTGACATTAGCTACAACTCAGGTACAGGCGTTATTAGTTTTACACAGGGTGATACAGACACTGTAGCAGAAGGCACAACTAACCTATACTACACAGATGCACGTGCTACTGCAGCTGCTGAGGCTGCTATTAGTGTTACCGACTCTGGTGGTGACGGTAGTTTAAGTTACTCTGCTGGTGTTATTACGTACACTGGTCCTAGTGATACTGAGACACGTGCTCACTTTAGTGGTGGTACAGGCGTAAGCATCACAGACGGTGTAGTAGCTATCGGTCAGGCTGTAAGTACTACATCTAATGTTACATTTAACGACGCTATAGTTAATGGCAATCTTACCGTAAACGGTACTACTACAACAGTAAACACTGAGACACTCAACCTTGCAGATAACCAGATTGTTCTCAACTCTAATGAGACAGGCACACCTACACAGAATGGTGGTATTGAGATTGAGCGTGGCACAGATACAAACAAAACACTTGTGTGGAATGAGACAGACGATAAGTGGACAGTAGGTAGTGAAACATTTGTAGCAGGTACTTTTGAGGGTAGTGTTACAGGCGCAGTAACTGGTAATGTAGACGGAAACTTAACTGGTAATGTTACTGGTAATGTTACGGGCAACTCTGATACAGCTACAACACTTGAGACGGCTCGTACTATTACCATAGACGGTGATGTAACAGCTACAGCTACATCTTTTGATGGCTCAGCTAATATCACACTAACTACAACACAAGCTAATAACTCTGTAACTTTAGGTACACATACTACAGGGAATTATGTAGCTAGTCTTTTGGGTGGTACAGGTGTTACGCTCTCTGACAACTCAGGTGAAGGCGCTACTCCTACTATAGAAATCGGTCAGGCTGTAGCAACTACATCTAACGTAACTTTTAATGACATCTCAGTATCATCAATCTCAGGTTCTCCAACAGGTGATGGTAGTAACTTAACGGGTATTACAATAAATCAGCTGTCGGATGTAGATACAACAGGTGTAACAACAAATAGTATCTTAAAATATGATGGGACTGATTGGGTTGTAGGTACATCCACTGCCACTCTTACATTTAGTGATGCAGGTGGTACGAATACAACTTCAAAGTATAACACTTTTGATATGTATGAAGAAGGTACTTTTGCGCCGGGTGCTGGCTATGCGCAAGGCAACGTCCCTTCAGGTAGCCCTTCTAATATAGAAGGAAAGTACACTAAAGTAGGAAATCTTGTAACTGTTTTTGTTGGCGTAGATTGGGGTGATGATACAGTATCACCTGCAGTAGATGATGGTTTCTTAATTACCAACCTACCTTTTACATCTTACCAAACGGGTAATGGTAATTATGGGGCTGTGGGTACGGGGTTTCAAGCACCTATTTCAATTAGTCAGGTGGTTACAGGCACTAGCAGTAATGCTGCGTACTGGACTGCAACGGTATTGAGCACCACCCCACCCGGTTTATATGTGCATTGTACTCACGTTGATGGTACTTTAACCGACTATGATGATGAGGTTGTTTTTACTATAACGTATATGGCTTCAACATAAGAGACTATTTAGGTTAGGTTAACGTTCCTATGAGTAATATATCCTTGACATCAGACGAGCTAGAAGCTATGCTAGACAGGGCTGCAAGACGTGGCGCTAAAGAGGCCCTGTCAGCTATAGGCTTGCATGATACTAATGCCGCCAAAGACATCAACGAAATGCGAAACCTATTAGAAGCGTGGAGAGATACCCGTAAAGGTATCTGGAGTACATTTGTAAAGGTAACAACAATCGCAATTATAACATTCATAGCTGGTGCAGTATGGATGCAGTTAGGGAATAAGTAATTATGGCTAAGAAGTTTGCAGGGTTCACACCAGAACAGATGG